TTATTTATCCTAATTTTAATTTTAAAAAAATAAAAGTATATGAATGTGTTATGAGAACTCTACGTTCTTAAGTTGTTTGATTCTCACTTTTATATCTTTCTCAGGAAATCTTATTTGATATATTTGATTTGGTTGAGCGAAAATAGTATCGTCTATTAACTCAATTTGTTTGGTATTATTATCAACGTATCTTTGTGAGGTCTGAGAAGACGAATATTGCCCTCCTGTTTTGTTGAATACTTTTAAGTCTGCCAGTGTACTAACACCTGGTATGTCTTGTATGATTCTCCTAATGTCAGATATATTTACATTCTTCCCTAATAGGTTTGTCATAGGTGATAAATAAGACTCCACACTATTAACTATATTAGTGACGACCTGTCCTTGGTTTTCTGTGGATGTCATAGCCACACTAAATTCAAACTCTAAGTCTATTACGTTCGCACTTCGTATAGAAATATAATCGTTTATCATACGGTAATTAGAAAGATAATTCGCTATATTATCTTTTAATGTGTTTGATACGTTACTTGTTAACTTTCTGTTTGAGTCATAAGATAGTATTTCTATTTTTATCTTATTATCTTCCTCAACTATGGCGGCCTTAGCTGGTGCACCAAATCTACTTGGCATCGTTCTTATTAGTGAGTTATAATCATTTACAGTTACTGCCCTTTTTTGTGCCGCAAAATTAAATGTAACCATGTTTCTAACTTCTTCGGTTGTTGGTAGGTCTCCTCCCCCTATTGCGGCGGTTACATTATTACACCTTAAACTTTGAAGTACATTTTGATTAATGTTTTGTGAAGGTCCGTTAACCGCAAAATTAACATTTCCTATTTGATTAATTGTATTAACTCCTATGTTAGATGTTGTTCCCCCACCTACTCTATACTTCACAAATAAAGTTGTATTTGCCTTAACTGTTTTACCTAAAGCAATGTTATTTTGATAGTCTTGTAACCTAAGTGGGATTCCTGTTCTTGCAAACTCAGCAAGTTGGTCGTCCGCGGTTACTGTAGCACTACCGAATTGTACTCTACAGTATCCTTCAGGTGTGTATTCCGATATAAATCTATTTTCGGTTTCTATATATCTTCCAACTTTAATACCTGGATTATCAGATGCTTTACTTGGGTCTTCAACAAAAATTGTATTTTCGGCTAACGCGTCAACTTCGTACCATTTATCAGGTGAAGTAATAAACTCATCATATGTCGGTGGACTAGAATATGATGTCCCGTCTTTTTGTATTAATGAAGTAATACTTATTACATTTTTTTCGGGTAAAAAGAACTCATAGAATGGTTTTACGTCATTGTTATTAATAACTTTTTTAAATACTTTTGTAGTACCATTAACAACAACTTCTCTTTTTGTTATAGTGTAGTTAATTACTCTATTATTAGAATCAAAATTAGGTATTTTAGTTCTATTAGGGAATCCTTTGTTATTATATTGGGTACTAAAATCAATATCGTCAGGATTTTCAAATATTTGTCCTGCGCCTATGAATTGTGAACCCGCTCTTATAATACCTAAGTATCTACTATCTTCTTGGTCCCCAAAAGCAGGTACTGTAATAGAAACATCAACTAATGCTATAGAGGGACGATTACCTGGTATTTTTAATCCATAAGTTCTTGCAATATTATATATTGAGGATTTTTGTTGAGCATACTGTAATACCGTTTCTTGTATACTTCTATCAATATGGTAATGTAGGTTATCACCAATCGCAGCGTTTAAATCTAAAAATACTGAATAAACGGACGCGTCATTAAAGTTATCTATTAACTCAGGATAATATTGACGCGTAAAATTAATCAGGTCCTGTCTTAGTCCTTCAAAGTCTCTATCTGTATATGAAATTTTACGATTAGCCATTTACCTTAAATATTAATAATAATGAAATCTCTAGTATCAAATGTACTATCTTTAATAGAATAGTCTATTTTTACTTTTGCAGTATATTCTTCAACACCTTCACCGGCGGTTCTAAATATATCAAACATTTCATAAGTGTTTTGTTGGTCTTCAATGTTTAAATCACCAATAGGGCTTTTGTCTTCATCAGTATATGGTCGTATGGTAATATCGTTTATCTGTAAGTTGGGTATGTACTTGTCACAAGCAATCTGTATATCTGATTTTATTGCGTCAAATGTTGGTCCATCCATAGGTTCAAAAATAAATTCATATATTCTTGTTCCAAAATCAGGTAAATAATATCTACTCCCTTTACGTGTTAGAATTAAATGTAGTAAATCCGCCCTTATTTCTTCAGGTACATTTTCAGTTAAGTCTAAGTAAGTACCATCAGCACTATCCCTAAAAGGAAAATTTACTCCATATGTTTTCTTTATTGCCATAACAATAAATATAACTTATAATATTTTTATAAAAAAACCCGTGTCTAAACACGGGTCTTTTTTTTATCCCTCACAAGCCACACACTGTAGGTCATTTAAATTTAATTTCTTCCTTGCAAACGCCTGAGCTGAATTCATAGAGTGTTGATAGTATAGTGTTTTAACTCCTAACTTCCATGAATCAATTAATAACTTATTAACGTCTCTCGTCGGCATATCAGGTGATATCATTAAATTTAATGATTGTGACTGGTCAATATAATCCTGTCTAACCGACGCTTGATTTATGATTGATGCTTGGTTAATCTCTGCAAATGTTCTAAACACATCCTTTTGTTCGTCTGTTAGAAAATTTAGATGTTGGACTGAACCGTCCTTCTGTTTAATTGTATCCCATATTTCTTTGGTATCTTTCCCTAATTCACTTAATAGTTTTTTAAGTATCGGATTTTTAATCGTCACTTTTAGTTTTGCCACGTCTTTAACGTAACAATTAGACCAAATTGGTTCAATTGATTGTGATACTTGACCTAATATAAAAGCTGACGATGTTGTGGGCGCAATTGCATTAAGTGTTACATTTCTACGTCCGTAACCTTCAAGATATTCAGGTTCTCCAAATTTTTCAGCTAACTCAGCGGATGCACTATATGATTTTTCTTTAATCAATTTAAACACCTCTACGTTTAACTTTGCACTTTCTTTTGTATCAAACCCTAACCCTTTTGATTGTAGTAAGGAATGCCACCCTAAAACACCTAATCCAAGGGCTCTTTGTCTCTTAGCAAAGTTATATGCCTTTTCAAGATAGAAAAACGCTCTATTACCTTCAATAGAACCATCAGATTTTAAATCTTCAATCTTAGTTAAAAATTCAGTAACAACCGCATCTAAGAAGTATGTCATTGTCTCAACCGCATCTGTATCTTTCCATTCGTCATAATGTAATACATTCATAGACGATAAAACACAAACGAATGATTCTTCTTCTGAATTATGAAGAGCAATTTCTGAACAAAGGTTAGAATTATAAATTTTAGCACCTTTATCTCTATACACTTCAGGTGATTTATTATTCATAGTATCACTAAACATAATATACGGATATCCAATTTCTCCACGTCTTTGTATCACTTTAGCCCATATAGCCCTTTTTTTCTCATCACCATCAATCATTTCTTTCATGAAATTATCACTAACAGTAACTGCGTGTGTCAAATCTTGGATTGGGAACCCTTCTGTCCCTATTTCAAGAAATTCCATGATGTCAGGATGCTCAACAGGTAAATAAGGTGAAAAACGTCCTCTACGAGTTGCGCCCTGTGAGATATTATCAACAACACTCTCAAAAAGATTCATGAAATGAACTGCTCCAGGAGCATGACCGTTATCGGTAATATCGGCACCTCGTTCACGAATATTTCCAAAGTACCCTGAAGTACCTCCACCCATTTTACTCATTTCACCAACTTCAGCTTGTGTGTATAAAATAGATTCAATATTGTCTCCGATATTTGAACCAAAACAACTTACTGGTAGTCCTCTTTTTTTTCCAAAATTAGCCCATACAGGTGATGATAATGAATACCATCCCTTACTCATGTAGTCATATAATTTATCAGCAAATCCTTCGATTCCTAATATTTTTTCTGCATGGTCTGCAATTGTTCTAATTCTTTCAAGAGGTTCCTCACCCTCACTCAAATACCCTCTCCGAAGAAAGGTTATGGATTCCTCATTAATCCAATCAAAAGGTTTTCTATTTTCCATTTTTTATATCGTAATTAAATTAAAATAAATCGTTTGACGTAATCGATTTTGATTTCTTACTATAATTAATACTTCTCTTATTGAAGAAATCTGTGTGTTTTGTTGTTAAAATCTCATCATCAAACCATTCAGTAGTTTCAAGTAATGTTTCATTTATTGTGAAAATACTATCAATACCGATTGAGTTTAATGATACGTTAAATCTGTGTTTTATAAACTCCATAGTTTGCTTTTTAGTTAAAAAGTCTAAGTCTCCTTTTTCAAAAATCCAATTAACTATTTCAATCTCAGCGTCACACGCTTCTAAAGTTGCATCAATTAAATCTTCTACTAACTCTTCTGTCCACCAACGTGGATTTTCTTTTTTGATTAAGTTTACTAAATCAAATCCAAAATTAGCGTGAATGTTTTCTTCTTTAGATGTCGCTTCAACAGCATTACTAATACCTTTTAACATATTTTTATGTTTGTTGAATGACATAATAACTAAAAATTGAGAAAACAGTGAAACGTTCTCAATAAACATTGAGAATAGTATTACTGACTCAAAATAGTCTTTGTTTTCAACACTTTTAGAATTAGATATAGACTTTTCAAGGTACTTAATTCTTCTTCTAATTGCGGGTACTTGCATTAGGTTTTCAAATTCTTTATTGAGACCTAATAACTGTATTAGGTGTGAATACGCATCTGCATGTCTTACTTCAGACTCTGCGAATGTTGCTCCAACATTACCAATTTCAGGTTTTGGCATTCTTTTGTATATATCACCCCAAAATGTCTTAACTGCAATCTCAATTTGAGAGATTGCTAACATCGCTCTTTCAAGTGCGGTTTTTTCTTTTTCGTCTAAGTGTACTTTAAAATCTTGTATATCTGAAGTAAAATTAAACTCTGTATGTACCCAATATGAATGTCTAATGGCGTCGACAAACTCATTTAACTCAGGATAATCATAGGGTTTTAAATTAACTCTTTTTGAGAATATGTTCGGTCTGTTTTTAGCCCTGTATACAATATACTCTTTTGCCACTTCGTTAAGACCATTATCCATTAATTTATTTTCAACCATATCATGGATGTCATCAACGTGTGGTATTCTTTCTTTATCATTTCTAAACAACGCTTTAGTTGTAATACGAGCAATCTTTTCCGCCATCTCTTCGTCGACTTGGTTAGTGCTCTTCATCGCCTTTAAAACTGCAACTTCAATTTTTTCAGTTTTAAAAACGACTTTATCTCCGCTTCTTTTTATCACATAGCGCATATCTTTCTCTACTTTATTCATTAGATTCTCCATCTTTTAAGACAATTAATTAAGATTTATTTTCTTTTTGTTTCCTTTTTTCAAGAAGTTCACGGATTCTTTCTTTGTTTTTCTCCTCCTTTTGTTCTTCAAGACCAAGGAATGTTACACTCTGCTCCGTATCGATTTCTAACATTTCATTATCAAACTTACAGTTTTCAAATACGATTCCATCTTTACCAATACGTGACTTAGTAATTGCAATGGTTGCTAAATTCATTTCTTTTTGTTGTAATGACTTAGCAACTGAAATAATAACGTGACCAACTTGTGCCTTTTTAATTGAACCTCCCATCTGGTCTGTAGTAACAACGTCAGAAGAAATAGAACTTCTATTTCCTTGTGTTGCTGTCCAACCAACCAAGTTTAGTTCGTGACACATAGCCTCGAAACCTCTCATAACTGAACCTTCACTTTTCCATTCATCACCTAAATTCTTATCAGGTACAACACAATCAATATAATCTAATACGACCATGTCAACCTTAGTCCCTTCAGCTATCATCTTACGAATCTGATTTTTAATCTGATTCATAGTAAGTGTGTCTGACGGTAACTTTTTGAGAACTAACTTATTCGGTGCATTTTCTCTGATTTCTTGAACTTTACTTAAAACTTTGTCTTTGTGCATTGACAATAAATCGGGTGCAATTTCAGTCCATAAAGTAAAATGCTTCCTTTGAATAATCTTAGGGTTATCCTCAAAGAAAATTTGAAGAACGTTATATCCTAAGTTAAATGCGTGATTTGAAATCTTTGTTAAGAGTGTAGATTTACCGACACCTGTTGGTGCCAAAATAACTCCTAACTCACCTTTAGCGATTCCACCTTTAAGTAGATTGTCAATACCTGGTATTCCCATAGGGATTGGGTGTCTGAAGTCTTCCTCAAGTACTTCTTCGAGGTTTGCGAAAACCTCAGCAGTACCAGCATCTACTTCTCCAACTTGTAAAGCTTCTCTTACCATTTCCTCCAAGTGGTCATAAGATTCAAAATCACCTTTATCAATGATTTTTTGTGCCTTAGACATGACTTTTTGAAGTTCTTGTTGTTTACAGAACTTAAGAGCTTTTTCCTGTACGAAAGATTCACCTTCGGCGGGGGCTTCTTTTACTTGCTCCATCATATCAAGAACTATCTTCTGAGCCATAGGAGACGATACTTCTGACTTAATAAGTTGTTCAAGAGTATTATACGAAGGCGTGTGTTCGTACTTTTGGTAATACTCTTTGAGAACTTGCATGATTAACTTAAAATACTGATTATCAAAGTATTTTGGTTCAATTACATCAACAATGGAAGAAGCAAAGTCCTTATAAAGAACGATGTTATTTAATAATTGTATTTGAAATGTGTTTCCGAGATATCCGAAATTTTTTTCCTTCGACATGTTGATTGTAATTACTAATAATGTGTTTTAATAAATATGTTTAAGAAAGGGTATATTCCATATAATTCTGTGTCAATTTGTCAGAAGAAAAAACTTCAGTTAGTGACTTCAGAATAGACTTTAAATGAGGTCTTACATCTACAGTGTACCTAATCTTAGGTGGATATTTTTTTCCATCCCAACCGCGGTGCATAATAACTTCGTCATTATACTTGACGTATATGTTAAAAGTCTCATCGTCATCTGTCATAGATGTTTCTAATATTTGAGGGTCGGACATGATTTGATATTGATTTTCCAACATATACCAAACAGTTTTGGTTTTTAAATCATTGTGAATTTTACTGTATATATTACTTACAGTATCTGCTAATTCTACACTACTTTTAGTCCCTTCATTATAACCTTTAACATTGTAGTATCTCTGTACAATGATATTGTCATTCAATGTGAGTAGAAACTCCATCTTGGTAATGTCATTCTTTTCTTTACTCATTTTTTTGTTTTTTTTAATTAGTTTTTCTAAATCTTCTTTTTTCTTTTCTTGTAAGTTTCATAAAAGGTGTCAAGAAATACACCCATGCATTGTCTGTTTTTGGTAAGTATTTAAAAATTCCATCGTTCATCATCATTCTCATAAGGTTTTGATACCCTCGACCTTCAGGGTCAATATCCTCTTTGTAATACAGTTGAACGAGTTCCTTCGCTTCTTCCGTTAACAAAGGTTGTGAAAGGTCGACAAGTTGTTTGTTAATAACATAAAACTCTTCTCCATAAACCCCTCTTTTTGTCTTTCCTGATAACAAGTTTTGTAACGCTCTATTGTCTTTATCATTTTCATGTAGTTTTTCACCCTTTTGTAAAATGTCGTCAACAGACACTACAGAATCAAGTATCTCAGGAAAAAGTTTTGAAAAAGTCTTTTCACCAAAATAGTAGATACCATCAATATTATCTGATTTGTCACCAGATATTATTTTGAAGGTAGCCACATTTTGGTGGGGAATTGAAATGTCTTTCAGTTTGACTTTATCCCCGTCTTTAATCATTTGTTTTTGGGATGGAGAATATATCTGCACATTCTCAGAGATGAGTTGTGTTAAGTCTTTATCCGCAGAGAATATCGTTTTGTGTTCGTCTAAAGAGATTTGACAGTAGTAGGCAATCATATCATCAGACTCGTTACCATCCACCACCACCTGACGAATAAACATCTCCTCAAGGTATTCTTTAACTCTCTTTAATTGCCAATTAAAAGATTGTTTTTGAATGTCGTTAAGTCGATTATATCGTCTATTCTCTTTATATTCCGCAAATATTTTTTTTCTCTGAATTGAGTTATCATCTCCATCCCAAAAAACAATTACCTTGTCATAGTTGTACTCGGATATGAATTTACGTAAGGTATTAACAAAATGGTAGATACCACCAATGTGATTACCTTTATGGTAATATTCACGAACTCCGTGATAACCTATCTTAAATAGGTTGTTTCCGTCAACTAATAGGGTTTTTGTCACAACGCATTTATATCAAAGGTTCCACCGTCTTCCTCTAATTTGAACTCACCTCCGGTTCCGATGACCTCCTTCCAATACTCAGAATGCTCTGCTTTGTAATTTTCAATAGATTTCTTTTCTTCGGTCGAATCTTTACCCGCGAGGAATCCATGCGCAGTAACTAAGATTCTACCATCTTCATATCCTAACCCGTTGATGTGATTTTTCATTACGGATACTTTTGTTCGGCTAGCGAACTTAACTTTTCTCTTATCTTTTACCGCGGTAATCTTTGTTGTACCCGCATTTTTTTGATTACCAAACAGGAACACCATAGACGAATTCAACCAAATAGCCTCTCCCCCCTTCGCTTTAATTTTAGGTTGACCGAAAGGATTGTCGGGTAATTCGACCCATGGTTGATTAACAATAACCAAAGTGTTTTCATGTTTTGAGTCTGACCTGCGTGAACCTGAGATTCTTTGGTTTATACCCATACCTATTTTATCTGCGAGTACCGCTGCATTGTGTTGTTTACCTCCTTTACCATCATAAGTCATCTTACAAGGTACAGAACCTACAGAGTCCCAAAGGAATAAAAGGTCGTAATCCAAATCACCTTTTTCTTGCGCATCTAACAAAGAATTAATATAGTCGGTAATTTGTTCAATATATTCAAAGTTGTTATTAAAAATGAAAAATCCATCCCAATCCAACTCACCTGTTTCTTTATCTACCACTTCTTCACAATCAAAACCCATAAGTTTTGCGTGGTCAAATGACCATTTTTGTTCTGTGATGATAAACACAGGAAGTATACCTCTTTTTTGCGCATCAACAGCCGCTTTAACTAAAGCAGTGGTTTTACCTGTGTCCGAATGACCCAAGAACATATTAAGATGTCCCATAGCAGGACCTGGTACACCAACCGCATCCAAAAATTCAGTCCCTAAATCATAAAACCTCTGTGGTTTAAATTTAGCTGAAGAAGAGAACTGCTTCTTTATGTCTTTAAATGATTTTTTCTTAATTGCCATTGTATTTTATTTTTTTCGTTACGAAAATCTCGTAATGAGAAAGATAGGGAAGCTTTTAGACTTCCCTATCTATGGTTTTGTTTTTGTTAGAAAGGAAGGTCTTCGTCGACTTCCATTTTTGCTTGTGGGTCATTCACTTCTTCAGTCGTTTCAGTCTTGGTTGTAGTACCACCGATACTTTCAGTGGTGTCGTCACCATACACAAACTTTTTAAGTTCAGAATCCCATACAGGTGTCTCTCCTCGGGCAACCGCCTCAAGGTATTCAATAGGTCTCTGTGCGTAAACATCAGACCAAGTCATCTCATCTTCAACCCATTCCTTCATTTGGTCGGAATCGTCACTCAAAGGTGCTGGGTCATCATACATAATTGTTTGGACAACTGTGTATTCGATACCTGAATTAGTTTTAGATTTAGATAGTTCGACAATCAAATCACGACCTTCGTTAGCGTCGGTGATATCACCTTTCGCTCTCCAAATTGGAATGATTTTGTCAAGGATACCCTCTTGCTTGTAGTTGTCCTTAAACCTCCAAAACTTAACTCCATCTTCTTCATTGTCACGGTCAATAACCTTAACAATATAGAATTTACGAGGACGATACTGCATCGCCAACTTTTTATCGGACTCTTTACCTGTAGACATAAGTTCTTCATAAACCTCTGTCAAAGGAGAACGTTCTCCATCATTTTTACCTGGGTCATATAGTTTAACCCATCGTCCGTCTACTTGGACTTCATGAAACCATACTTCTTTGAATGGTGATGAGCCGTCAGGTGTTGGGAGTATACGAACTCTAGATTGTCCTGATTTAGTTCCTTTAGGGAGATACGTAGTGAAATACTTCTTAAGACGTTGCTCCTGTGTCATACCGTCTCCGCTACCGCGGGACTCTGTGTTTTTTTCGTACTGTTGTAGTACTGCGTCGAGTGCATTTGCCATAGTTTTTTCTTTTATTCGTTAAAATTTTATCTGTTACTCATCAACAAATATAAGTGAGAAAAGTACTAAGTCAAATGTGGTATAAATAAAAAAGACCCCTATGAGGTCTTTTTTTATTTTGTTAAATTAGTTTTAATTATTAATAGACTATCATTGTTTGGATGAAATTCAATTACCCATGTCATACCATTCCAATCTGTCCATTCTTCACCAATTTTAATTGTGTTCTCCCAATATCTTATAGGATATTGTCCGTCCCAATAGGTGGGAATCATTGCGTCAAATCCAAATTTACTCGGATTTTTGTATATTTTAGTTGGGATTTGGTTATAACATCCCGTTAATAAAAAAGTAATCGATAAAAATAATAGTTTATAACCTTTCTTCATCTTCAAATGGTTTATCAAATGACTTTTTGATATCACCATCTGAATAACTTTCTACATCATCTGAAGTAAGAACGTATTCATTCTTACCTGTCTGTTCAAGTTCATCTTGTTTGTCCATAAAAAAATCGGTGAGTTTTTGATTGTAAGGATAACTATCAAGACTTCTAAGTTGTAACTTTTCTTCGGGTGATTTCTGTCTGTATTTTTCGACTTTTTGTTCTAAGTCATTAATCTTATTTAAGATTGTATCCATCTCACCAAGTTTAGAAGTCAAATCATCTAACTTACTAAACATTGTTTCCATATACTCGTCTTGTTTGTCCGATATTTCTTTTTGTGATGTCACTAGTTCAGTAACATCTAACTCTTCAGTACCACTATCTTCAGTTGTTTCAATTCCTTCATCACCAACAACTTCAACGTCAGGGTCATTTTCTACATCAACAGGTTCAGGAACTTCTTCAACATCAGTTTCTGTGTCTAACCCAATATCATCTGTTTCTTCACCTCCCTCATCAGGTAATGGTGGTAATTCAGTTTCTTCCTGCTCAACGATATAATTATTTATTTTATTATATCTCTCGATTTCATTTATAATTTTTTTATCTATAGACATTGTTGTAATTTTTACCCATTTAATAATGTTTTAACACCATGACGTGTTTCAACTTTCATTGTTTTATTTACTTTCATGGTGTTATCAACTCTTTCTATTAGACCGTCCCTCATTCTGACTGTATAACAATCACCTGTGTCTAAATCACAAACCTCTTTATAACCATTTCCGTTATCTCTTTCTGTAATTCTACTATCTTTTTGTAGATAGTCGTCTAATAATTTTTTGATGTTCATCTGTAATCTTTTTATATAAATATGTTTATTATCAAGAATATTCAAATTTCTCCTCTCTGTACTACTGATTTAAATATATTCAACCATTGGTCGTAATTACTCTTAAAATTCTCATTTGTATTTTTTTGGTAATTTACCTCATTTATTATGTCTGATGCGGTACCACTAAATGGAGGATTAAGGTATACATTACTCATATAAAGTATTGTAAGTGTCTTAGGTAATTCGTTTGTGGTGGTTCCTTGTTCTAAAACATCATATATAGAGTCGGCCATCGGTCCAATTGGGTTTAGTGTTGCCCTCATAAAGTCTAACGATTTATCGATAGTATCAAATGACGCTATTGTTGTTAGAGTTTCACCATTTTGCACACATACTTGGGAATTAAAGAATTGGTCTCTATTAGGGATTAAAACATCAGTCCTTACATCCATAATATTATTGTTATAACAATTTTCTCTGACTGACTTATTTTGTGTAGCAATTCCATATATTAATATTTTAATTTTATCACTTGTAAAATCATTATTATTAACGTAGTTAATTACATCTTGCGCCTGTATTGGTGTCTTAACCATTTCGGTAAATGGTTTTTCAGGATATTTTGTAATTTCTTGACCTTTATCCTCAGGGGCTTGTTTAATATTTTTCATTTTAGATAGCGCTAAATTGTTTTCAGTTTCTCCTGTTTTAGCGTTTATTTCTTCCTGTCTAACTTTTTCTTGATATTGTTTTAATATTTGTCTATTTACACTTGCAACTAATTTATCTGGTGGTGAAAGTGCAAATTTTGGTATTCTAATCCCGTCAAAATTAGTTATAAACCCTCTATTAGTTATATTATGTGTCACATTCATTATTAAATAAGGACCATAGAATAATGGTACGTTTGTAAGATTAAAATACATTGTAGGTTGTATCATCGCATTACCTAATGATTGTACTTGGCAAGTATAACTTCGCGTTTTATAGAAGTTATATAGAGATTGTGATTGTTGAGCCACTTGTTGTCCCGACGCTTGTGAACCCATATCAGCCAGAACTTGGAATGTCGGTCCTATATTTTTGTGTTGATTCATGTCTATAGAGACTGAGTTAAATACTCCCTGATTTCTTTTTCCGAAATCTACCTGAAATCCTACACATCTATTACTATCAGAATAGTTAGTTTTGTTTGTTTGATTTTCTCTTAATGGGCAATCCGATGGGTTTGTTATATCAAACGCGTCGTCACCTTTTCTAAAAGTAGTATTCTGTCCCGTACCTAAGTTAGATGACGGTTCACCAACATATATACCTATCATTCTTGGTCTACTATCCTTTGTATCAACTTCCATAAATGTACCAAATAAGTCGTTTGGTATGTCCTGTGGTAGCGGTTCTCCTTTTTTAACTCTGTCATTTCTACCGTAGAAATTTGTGTAAGCCGGTGTTGGTATAAATGTAAAATTATTTTTTTCGTAAATTAGACCTAAAAGTCCGTACACTGACATTTTATCATTTCTACCGGTTATAAATCCTTCTAATTCAGAAATATTTACAACTACCTTATCCCCTATTGGTCTATTAGCCCTGTCTAAGAATAAAAAGTCTTCAAAAATAGTTCTGTTTTTAAAGTCTTGCCCTGCCACCCATTTATCGTTAAGTGCTTGAAACGTTTTCCATAGTTCAAGTTTTGGTATATTTCCATCAATTTTAGACAATCCAATCGCCTCTTCAGTGATTGAGACTGAAGGTAAATCTCTATTTAATTTTATGAATATTTGATTAAGTATATTCTCTTGGAAATTTTCCTGCTCTAACATATAACCGTTTAGGTCACCTATAAATTTACTTTTATTCATAGATGGGTCTTGTGATTTTTTGGCTCCGTATATTTTAATTAATGGTGATAATAATTCTACATTACTTTCACTAAATTCAAATCCCATGTCAACGAAAAAGTCAGTTAAATATGAACCGTTATCTCCATATCTAAAACCTGTTTCGGAAAAATCTCCTACGTATTCGTACATAGCTCTCCAAGCTTCAGGGTATGAACCTTTACTTGTACCTAAACTAACTCCTCCCCCTTCTGTTGGTAGAGAACCTATGACATAATTTCCGAAGTTGTATGGGTCTTTTATTTTTTGTGAAGATAATGTGGTTAATGAACCATAAACTTTATTGTTATATTTTGAGGGGTTACCAATTTTAAGTACCGTGTCTTTATTTATAAATAAATCTATGTGGTAGTTTATAAATTGATTACTTTGTGATTTAGTTAATGACGTTAAGACGTTATCAAAGTTTTGTTGTGTTTCTGGTTTTTCAACCATCAATAAAGATTTTAAAACTTCATATATATTTAAATCGTATCTATATAAGTTAGGTCCATTATATAAACTTTCTTGGTTTTCATACACCGCCTTCCACCTACTAATTTCCGAATCTGGCACTTCTCCATTCTCATATTGTCCTTTTATCTCATTACTATTTAAAAACTCTTCGAATGTTGTATTTCCTCTATTAACTAAGAATTGTGTTTTATTTGGTGGTTGGCAAAAATTTAAAAAGTGTTCTTCAAATAAATCTAACATGTCTTTAGTAAAGACTCCAAAAATATCATCTATTGATGAATATGTTAGTGATGTACTATTACCTAAATTAAATGCTTGTTCATTTCTATCATCAGGATTTATATGTTTTATATACTGATTTGGTTTGGGTTTGTCAATCATTTCATTTGAGAAATACCCAAAATTAGATGACGACCATAACGCTCTTACCCCTCCGTTATAAATGGATGGATTTGTTGTTACGTTTTGTTTGTGATTACCAATTGTGTCAAAACACTCAAACCTAGCTTGATTAAATTTAGCCTGACCAAAAGAAGGAATAATTAAAACTTTATTTTCTTCGTTTTCTCTAAAATCAAAATTACCTTGTACATTAAAATACTGAGACCATGTATTCATTTGGTAATCGGATTCAGGATTTTTAGAAAGTTTTATCTTTGTTTTGGATGTTGTCCCGATTTGTAATCCTTTTTCAGTTTGGGCGCTTTGTAATTCTGATGATGAATACGTATTAAAGACATCTTTTTTAGTGAAGAAATAATAAACGTCATTCATAACCTTAGGAAAGAACCCATTTTGGACTCTTGTGGACTCAAGGTCTATCGTAACGTTAAGGTCTCCGCCTAAGAAGGCAGGGTCTCCTACGTTTAATTGTATAGGCTCTATAAATTGTTCATACTGCTTTATCGTAGTGCTATTCCCACCATAATCATTAAACGTATACGACTTAGACGTGTTATCTGAAATTGGGTCATACGCATTTACATAATCAAAGTCTTTCCATACCTCGTCTAATATGTCTATATTATCGTTTTGATATTTCTTATATCTGTGCCATATAGACCCGTACTTTAAAATAAATAAATATGGTAATTTATGTATCGCAGAATACTTGTTTAATGTCGCAAAAATATAATTTAAGTCAGTCGTTATTTTGTTTGAGTTTGATTTAAACTTTTCCCTTAGTGTTGATAGTGGTAAGGAGTTTAGGTATAAGTACCCTAATGCGGTATATGGATTTTGTATATCGTTTTTCTCATTTTCAACTCCTTTCATGATTGAGTTAATAAAGTAAGGAGTGTTTAATAAAGATGTTGTTTGTTTATTAACAATATAGTTTTTAGTTGTATCGTATTTAGTTCCGTAGTCAACAAAAGATTCTGTTAAAACTAAATCTTTTTGCATTCTTAAGTTATAATAGTTTATAACTTGAGCATTTGTTAAATAATTTGTGTTGCCATTAGAGTTAATTGAGGACTCAAGGTCACTCGTTTCTTGTGTTGGTGAGTCACTATAATTTAAAATCCATTCAAAGTATGAGAATGGTTTTTTAGTGTATGTTTTACCCAATTCAGATAAAGCCTCAATACCATCTTCAACCCCAAAAGAAGCAATTGTTTTTTTAGTTGAATTAACAGTGAACATCTTAGATGTATCATTACTTAACCTTATTGAACTTAGTTGCGACCCTTGTGATAGATTTTTTTGTATCCAAGAAAGATTATTAAACGGGTAACCATCACTGAATGACATTTCGTCTGAGTAATTTTCTTTGAGGTATTTTTTTAATTTGTCGATATTTTCAACGTTGGACTCGACAGTAGTCGTGTCCCCTTCTAAATAACTCAAATCATATATACCATAGTCGTTTTCTAAATATGATTTAATGTAAGGTGT